GGCACCCGGAGTTGTCGGATGCCGAGATTGAAGACGCTGTGGAAAAGATCCGTAAAGGGACCTACCTGGTTTCTCAGTTCTACGACACACGGGTTTCCCCTGCGCAGGGAACAGCCCCGTCTGCTGATGGCCCAACAGGCGGAGAAGACGATGGTGGCGATCCGGCACCCGATCCGGCACCCGATCCGGCACCCGATCCGGCACCCGATCCGGCACCCGATCCGGCACCCGATCCGGCACCCGATCCAGCACCCGCCGGCCCATCTACCGCCGTAGCCGACTATGTGTCCGCTTTCGGCTACTTCGGAACCTTCCTCACCCACCCGCAGGTAGGGCCGATCCTGATGCTCGCAGCGCACCACGAATGGGACCAGGAGCGCCTCGAAGCAGAACTCAAACAATCCGACGTGGACTACGCACGGACCCTAGAGAGGGTGGCGGAACTAACTGGCCTCGGGTACGACATTGATGTCACCGCGGAATCGCTCGCCAGTCTGCACATCCCTGACGTGCCCGGCATCGAACCGGAGACGGGTGTGGACCGGTCGTGGTGGCAGACCACCGAAAAGGCTGAACGCGACTGGCAGTTGATGGAGTCTGACGACTCGTCCACCGCTGCCGCTGACCTGTCTGATCGGATTGGCTTTATTCGCAACGAAGCGGGCCGGCTCCGGGTGCGGATCAGCGAAACCCGGTTGTCTGAAATGGCTCGTGATTCCATTGTTCAGGCATGGACGAACGAACAGTTGGGTGAGGCGCTTCTAGCGGAAGCCCAGTGGGATGAAGGCACGGCGTCTGTTGGAATCATCGGCGGGCACATGCGGTCGATTCGAGACATGGTTGACGACTACATGGTCACCTACAGCCCTGCCCGGATCGAAGGGTGGGCGCGCAGCATCTACTTGGGTCAAGAATCCTTGGAGAATCTGGAAGCCGATTTTGCTGCGACGGCTAAGAGCATGTTCCCGACCCTGTCAGACAAGATTGACCGCGGATACACGGTGCGCGACATCTTCGACCCGTATGCGGAACACATAGCGTCGATGCTGGAGTACCCGTCGGGGGCGAGCATTGACTTTTTGAACGATCCGAGGTTCACGCCGATCATTGATTATGCGACGGCGGATGGTGACCGGCGGGCAATGACTTTGTCAGAAACCTCCGAATACGTCCGTGGTTTGCCGGACTGGTTGCAGACAACGAAGGCGAAGACTTCGGCGCAACGGTTCGCTGACTTTATTGGCCGCAAGTTCGGGAGGGCAGCCTGATGGCTATAGACATCATCACCGGAAAGGTTTTCCAGCCCAAGTTTGAGGGGCAACGCACCGCCGTTGACCTTGAAGCAATCATGGCGGCAGAAGGCTTGACGGCTGAGGAAGCAGTAACGCAGGTGTTGGAGGACCGTTACGCAGGCACCTATTACACGGCGACTGTCGCTGACGTGCAGGCCGAACACGACCGGCAGTACGAGCAGGAACTGAAAGGCGACCCGGATGCGAAACGTCATGTGGTCACCCCGGAGGAGGCTGTTCAGATTGAGCAGCGGCTACCGAATCTGGCTGCCCGCACAATGGGCAACCTGGAGGGTGGCGGAACAAATCCGTTTCTGCGGACAGAAGCCGGGTTGGACAACTGGGTTCCTATTGACGCCCAAGGCAACGAACTTGATTACGGCGTTCCACTTGACCGTGGATGGCAGGCGGCCCACAGGACGGTAGGCGACGGTGTCGGTGAACTCGGCGGCGACACAAGCGGTGGACTCGGCGGCGACGGTACGACTCTAACAAATATCGGAACCGATACGACCGGCACAGTGACAGTCGGGGCAAACGACGCCCGAGACGCCAAATCCATTATCGAAGACGCCCTGCGCGGCTACGGACTCGAAGCCCTCCTAGACGACACAACACTCGACCTTGTAGGCATCTGGCGACGCACAGACGACCTCGAAACCGTGTGGGCCTCAGTGAGACGCTCCGACCCATACAAGGCCCGCTTCCCCGGGATGCAGGCACTAGCCGACCTAGGCCGAGCCGTCAGCGAAGAAACCTACGTCACCCTGGAACGCTCCTACGCGCAAACACTAAAGGCATACGGGCTACCGGCCCGCTTCTACGACGACCCATCCGACTTCGGTGACCTCATCGCCGGCGACGTATCCCCCGAGGAGTTCACAACCCGTGTCGCATGGGCAGCAGAAGCAGCGCAAGGAACCACAGCCGAGACTCGTCAAGCATTGAGCGACTACTATCAAATAGAGGACGGTGACATAACTGCCTATTACTTGGACCCGGAGAGAGCCACATCAATCTTTGAAGAACGTGAGCGATTGGGAGCAGCCCGGATCGGCGGCATAGCCGCAGAAACCGGATTTGGCACCATTGCCCGTCAAACCGCAGAACGCCTACAAGCGGCTGGGGTTACTGAGACAAGAGCTCGTCAGGGTTTCCAAGAAATAGCGCAGTCCACCATCGCTGAAGAAACAGTAGGCGACATAGGCGACATCACCGACACACAGGTGATAGGCGGCGAGTTCGGCACCGACCCGGAAGCGGCGCGGCGCATCGAGAAACGGCGTCAAACCCGGCTATCCAAGTTCGCTCAAACAGGTGGCCCGGCCCTAACCCAAGGCGGATACATCGGGTTGGGTTCAGCCGAATAACGCCCCGTTTAGGGCGTCCCCGGACAAGGGTTCGTGGGGACTGTTATTGTGTCTTTTAGACGTTATCGGCCGCAGAATATCTGCGAGAGCTGCAAGCGTCGGCCACCACCTGCCGGCCTCCCCGGTGGGTGCGACAAGGACAGGGAGCGGGCATAGATGGCTGAGACGCAAGAGTCTGAGACCGTTGAACTAGAAGACGGCGACGAACCGAAGCGTAACTGGCGGCGGGAACTCGAAGACAGGGCGAAAACAGCGGAGACGAAAGCCTCCGAGTTGGAAACCCAGTTGGCGGGGTTGCAGCGGGCAGAAGCGTTCCGGTCGGCGGGAATCGACCCGAATGATTCACGTCAATCATATTTCGTAAAGGGATATGACGGCGAAATCGAGTCGGATGCGATCCGAGCGGCGGCTGTTGAAGCAGGGTTCATCAGTGGTGGACCAGGCGGAGACACGGTTCCTGACAATGTGGTGGCTCTCCCGGGGACGGGCGATGCGGTCACTTTGCATCAGGAGTTGGCGGCGCAGCAAAGGATCGCTGATGCAGGGGTTGCTCCGCCGGTTCAGGCACCTGATTTGAATGCTCAGATTGGGGCTACGCAGAATGAAGCCGAGTTGAAGGCTTTGATGCGGTCGCAGGGCTACGAGTTCGACGTTCAAGGATAAAGGCTTCTCCCTTTCCCTTGGAGTAACAACTAGATGGCTTATACACAGAAGTCATCGCTTTCTAGCGACCAGACCGCCTTTGAGCAGTTGGCGTATTTCGCGTACCGGGCACAGCCCTTGCACGACACTTACGCTTCTGTGAAGGCTACGCGCCAGTCCCATCGTGGTTCTGGTGTGACGTTCAACATCTACGCGGATCTGTCGCAGGCCACTTCGGCTTTGACAGAGACTTCGGATGTGACCGCAGTCGCTATGAGCGATTCAACCGTGACCGTGAACCTTTCCGAATACGGAAACGCGGTCATCACAACGGCAGCCCTTCGAGGTCAGTCGTTTCTCAACATTGACAGCGACGCAGCCAACATTGTTGGCTACAACGCCGCTGACAGCATGGACCAGGTAGCAGCAGACCAGTTGCAGGCCGGGTCCAACGTGAAATACATCGGGCAGTCGTCCCGGGGTGCGATCACGTCGTCCAACACGATCACCTCGAACGCTGTACGGGAACAGGTCGCCGCTTTGCGGACGGCTTCCGTGCCGACGTTCTCGGGTGGTTCCTACATCGGGTTTATCCACCCGGATGTGGTCTACGACTTCATTGGTGCCACCGGCACCGCTGATTTGCGGTCGTTCCAGATCCGTCAGGATGCAGCCGGTGTCCGCCAGGGCAGCATCGGCGTCTTTGATGGAGTTGACTTCATCGAGACCCCGCGTGCACTTCTGGTAACGGACGGCGGTTCAAGCACAACCGACGTGTACGGCACAGTCATTATTGGCCAGCAGGCGCTGGCTAAGGCTTTCAGCACGATGTACGGGGAGAACCCGTCTGTCGTGTTTGGCCCGGTGACTGACAGTCTGCGCCGCTTCCAGCCCGTCGGCTGGTTCAGCATGTGCGGCTACGGCCGGTTCAGGGAATCCGCGATCCGTCGGATCGAATCGGCTTCCAGCATCGGCTCCAACTAGGAGTCGTGACGTTTGTTGACGGGGGCCGGGGTCTGGCAAGCGCCCCGGTTCCCCGTTGATAAGCGGGAGGAGACGCGTTGTGGGTTACAAGGTGCGGAAGCCTCGGAGGCCGAAGCGGTGACTGGCGGGAAGTATTCGTCGGTTGGTTTCTTGACGAAGCGTGGCACGTCTAATCGTAAACCTGTTCGCAGAGACTCCGACGGCAAAGTCGGCGGGGTCCGAACCGAGCATTGGGATGGGCGTGTGGATGCACACGTTGTTCCGCGTTCGGTGAAGTTGAAGGTCGTCTCGGGAGGTGACCGGTAATGGCTGTAACAGCCTCGGGACTGTTTGTTCCGACGTTTCTGGACGTGTTGGATGCCACACAGTTGGCTGTCAACACGGGTTCGGACACGTTCAAATGCGGGATGGTCACTAATAGTGCGACACCGGATTTTGACCTGCATGACGAGTGGGCTGATTTGTCTGCCCAGGAAGTGTCGGGCACGGGGTACACGGCGGGTGGTGCTGCGCTTACGTCGGTGACGTTGACGGGGTCGTCTGGGACGATCACGTTTGATGCCGCGGATGTGTCGTGGACGACTTCGACCATCAGTAGTGCCCGTGCGGCGGTTGTGTATGACGACACGTTGGCGGGCGACAAGTTGATTGCTTTGGTTGATTTCGGGGCTGATTACAGCTCTAGTGCGGGGACGTTCACTATTACTTGGAATGCCAGCGGTATTTGGACGCTGGATTTGACTCCGTAGGGGGCGGGTAGATGGCTACTAACTATCCGACGAGTCTGGATACGAGCAGCACGACGCTGCGTACCGATATTGCTTCTACCGACGATTTGGATGCGTCTGGTAAAGAGCATGACCTGATGACGAACAACGTGAACGCTGCTGCGATCGCGGTTGAAACGAAGGTTGGTACTGGGTCGTCTACGGCTGTGACGGATTCGGTGCTGGCTGGTACTGGTGCTGGTACGTCAGCTTGGACTACTGCGCCTACGTTTGGTGGGTCTGTTACGTCGGCTGGGTTGACGGTGTCTGGTGCGGTGGCTTGCGCTGACCAGGTGGTGGGCCGGCCGGAGTTGAAGGATTACGCGGA